GTTTATAGCCTCTACAAGGCTCCGGAAGACCATCTGGCTACCCTGGTACCAACCAGGTGCAGATCTCGCCTCCTGGCTCGATCTAGGCGCCTTCCTGAGCCTGTTCATCTTTGGGTGTCCCGGTGCAGTTGCAGGATCTCGGCCGGCAGTCTGTCCGGGTTTGGGGTCAGGCCTTCGATCCGGTAGGCTTCGATGATGCACTCCAAATGCTCTTCAAATTGTTGTCGACTTATGTAAAGTTCTTTTACAACCTGGTTGTACATAACAACCTTATCTATACCTTGTTCTTCTCGTTCGGCACAACCTCTGGAGGTTGTAGAAATTGCATCAAAAGGTTGTGCCTGGAGATCAATTGGTTGTACAACCTCTGGAGGTTGTGTGTGTGATGGGTTATCCACAGGATTAGATACAACCTCTGAAGGTTGTGTCTTAGACCTCCTTGACTTGACCTTGGCGATGTCTTCCTTCATCTTTTGTACCGTCCTTGACTGTCCTTTTGCTGGCATGGTTGGTTCCTTTCTGGGTGGTTGGTTGAGTGCTTTGGCCACCAGGTCAGCGATCCTGCGCTGGCCTGCTGGGTCTGGTGCTGAGGCCTGTTCCTCCTTCATCCAGGGCGGTCTGGTGTCCTCGATGGTGCTGACCAGGCTGATGGCATCCTCGCCTGAGATGTTGGGGTCAAAGATCACCCGCCAGGTGGTTGTGCGCTCGCCTGGCCTGGGCTTACGCATGACCTCCAGGTAGCCCGCCTTGACCAGCTTGATCAGGTGCTTGCTGATGCCTTGCTGGCTGATACCCAGCTTGGATGCCAATGTGTTCTGGCTCACCCAGGTGATTCCTGAGCGGTTCATGTAGCTGCAGATCAGCACAAAGGTACGCATCATGCCAAGCGTGATCTGCTTGTCAATGCAGGCGCGTATTGGCACCACGCAGAGTCTGCGCTGGTCTGGTGGCGATTCGTGCAGCTTGATCCGAGGCTTCTTCGGGATCTTCAGCGGCACCACATTGTCAAGCGTCACGGTCATGCCTGATCATCCTCATGTACCGTCTGACAACCTCTTCGCAGCCCTTGGCATACCGCTTGTCCACCGTGGCCAGCCTGGCGTCCACGAATGCCTTGTCCTTGGTCAGTTCCCAGTGAGTCAGCAGTTCCCGTGCCTCTGCCTTGAGCAGCACAGGCATATCGGGGCTGGGCCGGTTCGAGGGCGGCCTGTAGGGTCGCAGTGGCTTCATTTACGCTTGCTGTAGCACTGGCCGCAGATCCAGGTTCTGGCGCCTAGCCAGAAGACTATTCTGCAGCCCAGCCTGTTCTTGGTTCGGCCGCACATCGGGCAGAGGATTGTGGTCATGCTCTGTTCTCCAGCCCAAGCATCATAGCCCTCATGCGGTCTAGCAGTTCCTTCAGATCTTTAACATGGCCGCGCTCAATGTGCAACTGCTCCATCAAGGCGTCCAGTTCCTCCTGCAGCCGGTGCAGCTTGCTACTGTTGTGCAGGGTGGCCAGTTGATACCCGTCTCTGAACTCATCGCTCATATGCTCAAGATCCATCTTGCTCCTCCAGCGCCCAGTACAGCAGGGCGATTGCATCTGCCTCATTGTCATCGGTCACCGGGTGGCCGCGGTCACGCATGGCCTGCACCATCTCCGGCTTGCCTGCATTGCCCTTGCCAGTAGCGTGTTTCTTGATTGAGCCAACAGGCACTCCCTGGTAGGCAATGTTTCGGGCCTCGCACCAGGCAGTCAGTGTGGCCATCAGGCCGCCGTAGACATGAGCCGCGTCTGTGCTGCTGTGCCGGCGAACCTCCTCGAAATAGATCTCGTTGATCTCGCCCACACTGGCACTGATCTCGCCCAGCCACTTCTTGAAGCGCAGGTAGCGCATCCCGCCACCCTCGTAGCGGTTAGGCTTAAATGATGCCCAACCGTGCGCCACAGGGCCATTGGTAGGCCTGCAGGCCCAGCCTGTGGTGGTGCCGAGATCCAGGGCCAGAATAGTTGCGGTCACAGCAGGCCTTCCCGGCGCATGGCCTCGACAAAGACTTCGATATCGTCTTTGGCTGCCCAATTGCTCTGCAGCAGATCTCCAGTCACGGTCAGCGCCCAGGAGATCACTTCGGTTGGCACCGCCAGTCCTGCCCTGGCCATATCCAGCAGTGTGTTTGCTTCCTGGGGGTTCATTGCTGCGCTCCTACCAAACTGTTCAGCCTGGCGCTCAGGTCAGCGTACTGCTTGGTCAATGTCTCCTGCAGGATGACATCCACCATCATGCTGCGGCTGCGGGTCTGCGCCTTGCAGGCACGGTCAAGCATTTCGAGGGTGTCCTGTCGCAGTCGGATGAAGATTGCTTTCTTGGGTGCTGTTTTCATGGCTGTGTGTGTGGGTGATTGCGAGTGGCAAGCATTCTAGGAACGGGTTGTCAAAAAAGTAAAGCCCCCACAGTTTAGTCGGGAATGTGTTGACAGGTCAGATTGGGGTTGGTGTACAATCCTTTCAACGCTAGCACGGTGCTATCGTACAACCACCGAGAAACAGGAGTTGATCATGTCCAAGTTCGTTGCCTACTACCGCGTCAGCACTGACCGCCAGGGCCAGTCAGGCCTTGGCCTTGAGGCCCAGCGTGATGCCGTGGCCCGTCACATTGGCCAGGCTGAGTTGGTGGCCGAGTACACAGAGGTGGAGTCCGGCCGCAAGAATGACCGGGTGCAGCTTGCTGCAGCACTGGCCAAGGCCAAGTCCACCAAGTCCACCCTGGTGATTGCCAAGCTGGATCGGCTGGCCCGCAATGTCCACTTCATCACCGGCCTGCTGGAGTCTGGCGTCAACTTTGTCTGCGCCGATATGCCAGAGGCAGACCGCACCTTCCTGCAGATGGCTGCAGTGTTCGCTGAGTGGGAGGCCCGCAAGATCTCTGACCGCACCAAGGCCGCCCTGGCTGCAGCCAAGGCCCGTGGCCAGGTCTTGGGCAGCCCGAAGCTGGCCGAGGCAGGCGCACTGGGCATCCAGTCCATCAAGGCCAGGGCCGCGGCCTATGCCGAGCGCGTTGGCCCCATCGTCCGCGACATCATTGCCAAGTCTGGCGCCAAGACCATGCGCGACATCGCCCAGGTGCTGACTGCCCGTTGCGTTGAGACACCCCGCGGTGGCCAGGTATGGCACCCTAGCCAGGTGTCCAATCTGCTTGCCCGTATTTAACCAGGAGAACTAGCATGAAAAAACAAGTCCCATACAACACAGGAAAAGTCGAGATCGGCAAGGAATACATACCGCCGCAGCGTATTGAGATGAGCGACTCCATGCTGCTGCTGCAGCGGGCCTTACTGGAGGACAAGACTAAGCGCCGTGCCGAGGCCGCGGCTGACTTTGCCTTGTATATCGTCGCCTGCATTGCAGTCATCGTGATGGTGCTAACATGGAAGTGACCGGCCAGCACATTCGGGACACGCAACTGTCCCTGTTCGAGGCCAGAGATGCAGTCTTTCTGGCCAGGTGCAGGGCCATTGCCGCCGACATCTGCCGGCAGCAGGGATCGGTTAGCATCAATGAGGTTCGCCAGCGGGTTGAGATACCTGCAGGTATGCATCCCTCAGTGCTGGGCGCCGTCTTCAAGTCAAAAAAATTCAAGGCCATCGGATTCACCGAGGCCACCCATCCCCAGGCCCACGCCCGTGTGGTCAGGGTTTATCAACTGACCGGAGAAGGAGAAACCAATGGTCAATAAAGTAACGCCGGACACCATGCTGTCGGCATCCCGATTGCCCAGTGTCATGGGCATCAGCAAGTACCGCACACCCAATGATGAGTTGGAACTGTCCATCGCCGCCGAGAAGGGCATTGAGTCCGACTTTGAGGGCAACGAAGCAATGGGTTGGGGCAATCAGCTTGAGCCACTGATACTGCGCGAGGCCGCCGCCAGGCTCGAACTGGCTGACCTGGTGACCGAGCATTCAGATGCCCGGTTCCACGCCACCCTACCCCTGTGCTGCAGCCTGGATGGCACCGGCAATGGGCTGGGGCGGGTCTACACCACAGACCCGGAGAAGGGCATCTATGTAATCGGCCAGGACAGCATCACGCTGGAAGGCGTGGGCGCCATCGAGGCCAAGCTGACCGGCATGGATGTGGAGGATGTGCCGCCACTGTGGCGCGGCCCAATCCAACTGCAGGCACAGATGGACATCATCGGTGCCAAGTGGGGTGCCATCGCTACTCTGTACCGCGGCACCGCGTTGCGAATCTTCCTGTTTGCCCCACACCAGGGAACTCTGAACAAGATTGCCGAGGTGGCCACCGACTTCCAGCGCCGCCTGGATGTGTGGAAGCAGTCAGGCATTGTGGACTACTACCCGCCTCAAGAAGGTGAGCGGTGGACTGATGGCCGGGGTGCATACCCCATCGATGCGGAGCCAGTAGAACTGGACAAGGATGCTGCAGACTTTGCCGACAAGGTGATGGACACCAGGGCGAAGATGAAGGATCTGCAGGCAGACCTGGACATCTTTGAGGACGCCTTGAAGCGCAAGATGGGTGACCACCAGACCGGCATTGCCGGCCAGTGGCGCATCTCCTGGCCAACCCGTAGCTACAAGGCTCAGCCTGCCAAGACAGTCCCGGCCAAAGAGGCCTACACCATTCGTCAGTCCACCCTCACTATCAAGGAAGCAAAATGAGCAAACATACAGATGGCCCGTGGCTTGTCGCCATAGTCCGCGATAAACATGACACAACTAGCTACCAAGTTCTTACACATACTCATACGCTCGTATCTGTGAATGCGGAAGAATTTTATGAGGATGGTAATTATCCAGAAATAGATGATGACGGGTACTACATTCCAGATGAGTTAATTGATTGTTCTGCTTCAAAAGTGGCTAATGCTTATCTGATTGCAGCGGCACCTGATTTGCTAGAAGCACTTAAAGCATTATTGAAAACGGTTATACACACAGATGTAGCAAAACTTTTAGAAGCAAAACAAGCAGTTGAAGCAATCAAAAAAGCGGAAGGAAAATTTAAATGAGCAACATCACTACCACCAAGGGTTTCGCACCGGCCACCCTCACCGAGGCCGTGCAGTTCAGCCAGATGCTGGCAGAGTCCAGCATGGTTCCCAAGGCCTACCAGGGCAAGCCACAGGACATCCTGGTCTGTGTGCAGTGGGGCTATGAGATGGGCCTGGCGCCAATGCAGGCGCTGCAGAACATCGCCGTGATCAATGGCAAGCCATCGGTCTACGGCGATGCAGCCATGGCGCTGGTGCAGGCCAGCCCGGTCTGCGAGGGTGTCGAGGAGCGGGTGGATGGCGAGGGTACGCCCAACCCTGTAGCGGTCTGCATAGCGCACCGCAAGGGCCGTAAGCCGGTGACGGCCACCTTCAGTGTCGAGGATGCCAAGCGGGCAGGCCTGTGGGGCAAGCAAGGCCCATGGCAGGCCTACCCCAAGCGGATGCTGCAGATGCGGGCCAGGGGGTTCGCCTTGCGGGACGCCTTCCCTGATGTTCTCAAGGGACTGATCACCGCGGAAGAGGCCCAGGACTACCCAGATGAGGCCAAGCCCCGCCCGGCCAAGGACATCACGCCACGCAATCCGCTGGACATGATGGCCAAGCCTGCCATTGAGCGGACCAACAACCCAGTAGAAATTGAGGCCATGATGGCCGACACAGTCGAGGCCGTGGTAATGCCTGGCACAGAGGTGGTCAAGATCGAAGAGGTCGTGCAGCAGCCAGAGCCTGTGGCCGAAGAGCCGTGGCAGCCAGAGCCGATTGCCGTGGGCGACGGGTTCGCTGTGTTTGTGCCAGGCAAGGACACGCCAAACAGCGTACACGCCACCCTCGAAGAGTGGCAAGACGCATACGAGGACGTTGCCGACAAGATCTTCAAGGCAGGCAAGCGGCCAGCCAGGGAACGCATGACAATCCTCAAGGAATTCAAAGAGGCCAATCAGAAAACACTCGAGATGATTGACTCGGTCAAGCGTGTCAAGCACACCTCTGGCTATCAGTCTCGGCTGCGTACACTTGGGGCGCAAAATGGTGTGTGAATACATTCCCTGCAACTACCCTGTGGGCCAGTGCCTGGAACTGTGTGGCGAGCGGTTCTGGCCTGGTACCAATGTGGTCAAGTCCAAAGGCAATGCCTTTGACTGGCGCAACCAGGACAGGTCTGATCTGGATAGGTGGATGACCCACCTGGCCTATGTTAAGCGTGGGGTGGAGAATGCCAGCAAGAAGGTGGACAAGAATGCTGGCCTGACTACCGCTGAGAATGTGCTGTTCAAAATGAACATCATTGCATTCAGCAAAGCAAAGAAAAGTTAACTCAAACAAAAGAACATGAAAC